TTATGGCCGATGTCGATGAATGCTGACAAATACGATTCAAAACACTTTACAACTGCAATCTTTGATGAAATTGGAAATGTTGCTACTCGTAAGGGTAGTGAAGATATTATGTCCGGGCAATCGAAAATTCCCAATCACCAGTACATTGAAATATCAACATCATATCAGGATCCATCAGTGCCATTTCATGATGATCAAAAAGTAGTTCAGCAGATTATGGAGCAGGATTACTCCCGAGATGGTGATCGGATGTTGGGGATGATTTGGGCGCAGGATAGTTTGGATGAAACATTTAAAGAAGAGACTTGGTATAAGTCTAATCCGTTACTTTATTTACCAGGACAAAAAGATATTCTGCTTGATGGTCTCCGAGATAAAAGGGATTCAGATATGCTGACGGGTTCAATTGACGATTTCCAAAATAAAAGTTTGAACTTGTGGTTACAAGAAGCTACTAATAGTTACTTGAAGCTATCTGATATTGAAAGAGCCAAAATGAATTTTGATCATATTGATGGGCGTCAAGTCTATATTGGCTTTGACTACTCAATGTTTAGTGATAATACAGCGATTGCGTTTGTATTCCCGTATACGGATGAACAGGGTAATCCTAAATGGCATTTAAAACAGCATAGTTTTATTCCGTGGAATAAGGCCGGATCAATTGAAGCTAAGGAAAAACAGGATGGGATTGAATACCGTAAATTAGCAGAAAAAGGTTACTGTACGATTACCTCTCATCCACAAGGCCTGATTAACGATGATCAAGTTTACCAGTGGTTGCTGGATTATGTACACGATCATGATTTTAAGGTGATGTTCTTTGGTTATGATGCATGGGGTGCAACTACCGCTATTAAGCAGATGGATATTAATACTGAGTGGCCGCTGGAACCCATTCGTCAGCGGACTAGTGAATTAAAGGATCCCACTAAGTTCTTACAGAAGGGTATGATTGAAGGTACCATCACTCGTGATGATGACAAAATCATGGAAAAAGCCTTGATTAATGCTCAAATCATGGAAGATAAAATTGGAATTCAGGTTGATAAGGCTAAAGCAACGCTAAAAATTGACGTGGTTGATGCTATTATTGATGCTTTATATCAGGGAATGTATCACTTCGAGGACTTTGGTGTAGCAAATGATAAGAGTAAACAGGTTGACCTAATGACCAGTGAACAGGTCAAGGCGTGGTTTGAAAGTGAAGAATCTGGATTGCTGGGAGGTGATGACGATGATGATTAAATTATTCCAGACAATTTGGCGTTTTATTGATGTTATTTGTTTCTTAGCAGCCTTTGGATGTATTATCTGGGGCTGTTTTTTAATTAGCCTAATTGTTGGGCTATTTAGCATTGGAGTTGTTTTGATTCTAGTAGGTTTAGCTACAGAGTATTTGGCATCACCTCCAAAGTAATGAAAGGAGATGAAATGAATGCCTATATTTAAGATGCCAAAAGTTAGTCCAGGACTTTCAATTACGACAGATGATGACGTGTTGCATTTTTTGAACCCAGATAATAAAAGTAAGTACGTAGATGCTCGGATAGCTTTGAAGAACTCCGATATTTATTCACTTATTTACCAGTTATCATCAGATATAGCAGATGCTAAATTTGTAGCTGAATCGTCACGAACGCAAGGAATTTTAAATAATCCAACTCTAACTTCCAATGCTCATGCGTTTTGGCAGTCTATGTTTGCTCAATTACTTTTAGGCGGTGAAGCGTATGCTTACCGTTGGCGTAACAGTAATGGTACCGATACTCAATGGGAGTATTTACGACCGTCTCAAGTTACGCCTTTTTTATTAGAAGATGGTTCTGGCTTGGTTTATAACGTAACCTTTGATGAACTGGAAGTTGGTGTTGTTCAGGCAATCCCACAAAGTAATATGATTCATATTCGTTTGTTATCGCAAAACGGAGGTAAAACAGGGATTAGCCCGTTAGCATCACTAGCTGATGAATTAGCAATTCGGGATAGCTCTAATCAACTTACACTAGCTGCGCTGGGGCGCTCCATTATGGCACCTGGGATTTTATCAATTACTAAGGGCGGCTTATTAAACGGGAAAATGAAAGTTCAACGTTCTAAAGAATTTATGAAGCAAATGAACAATTCTGATAATGGACCGATTGTTCTAGATGACTTGGAAAAATACCAACCATTAGAAATTCAAGGTAATGTCGCACAGTTATTGAATCAGGCTAGTTGGACTGGTGCTCAGATTGCTAAGGTTTACGGTGTTAGCGATAGTGTGATTAATGGTCAAGGTGACCAGCAATCGTCAATTGACATGATGAATGCTAATTACTTGCAGTCATTATCACGGTTTACTAACTCGGTGATTGCCGAATTGAATAATAAGTTAGCCGGTCAAATCAAAATGGACTTACGCCCCGTAATTGACCCAACTGGGGATGCTTATGTTACCAGTATTTCTAACTTACAGAAGAATGGCACCATTGCCGCTAATCAAGCAACCTGGTTGTTACAACAAGCTGGTTACTTACCAGAAGACTTACCAGAAAAAGAACAGCCGCAAGCGCAAGTTCAAGCGGTGCAAGTGGTACCTGGTGATGATGCAACGAAAGGGGGTGTTAATGATGATGAAGATTCCAATTAAAGGCGATATTGTCGATGATGCTTCTGCAGCTTTTTATGATTTCTTTGGTATTCCATCAACTTCGCCATCTAAAATCAATAACTTAATTAATTCGGCAGATGGTGACGCATTGGAAGTTGATATTGCTTCCAATGGTGGTGATGTTTCAGCAGCTTCGGAGATTTACACCAATTTAAAGGGTTATCAAGGTAAAGTAACTGTCAATGTTGAAGGCCTGGCCGCTAGCTCTGCCAGTATCATTGCAATGGCTGGGGATGAGGTTAATATGTCTCCCACCGCTCAAATGATGATTCACAAGGCCTGGACCATTACCCAAGGAAACGCTGATGATTTATCCAAAGCAGTTGATATGATGGATGTCACTGATCAATCAATTGTCAATGCTTATGAATTGAAAACGGGTATGAAGCGGGATGATATTCTACAAATGATGGCTAAGTCAACGTGGATGTCCGCTCAGGATGCTGTTGATAAAGGATTTGCAGATAAAATTCTATTTGTTGATGAGAAAACGCCACAAGTAGTTAATGCTACGTCAACGGTTGTTCCTAAAACAGCCGTTAATAAATTATTGACTTTATTAAACCAAAAAGGTGTTTCTAACAAGGCCTTGAAGCCAGTATCAAAAAATGATAATCAAAAGCCAACTCCTAGTTTGAGAGACCAGAAGTTGGCGATTTTATTTGGAAAGGATGATGACCAAAATGGGAATTAATGAATTAAATGATGCTTGGATTGCCAAGGGTCAAGAAGTATCAGATCTAGATAGCAAGCTGAATGCGGCTGTTTTAAATGACGATTTTTCTACAGAAAAGTTCAATGAATTAAAAGGCAAGCGCGACCAATTGAAGGTACAGCGGGACGCTATTAAGGATCAATTAAACGAAGCACGGGCAGTAGAAGTTGTAAAGATGAAGGGTAAGGACAAGAAACCTTTGACTGATAAGGAAAAGGATATGAAGAAAGACTTTGTCAACAATTTCAAGAATATGGTTCGTGGGCGGTTTGATGCGGTTACTTCTTCAACTGAAACTGATATTGCTGGTAACGGTGGTTTGACGATCCCGGTTGATGTTCAAACTGCTATCCACACTCTAGTTCGCCAATTCGCTACTTTACAAAACCTGGTTAATGTTGAATCGGTTTCTACAACGTCTGGGTCTCGGGTATATGAAGTACTTAGTGATATGACACCAATGGCTAAGATTGATAGCGAAGGGGCTGAAATCGGTGCAGGTGATGATCCAAAGCTTCACTTAATTAAATATGCTATTGATGAATATGGTGCTATTAACACGGTTACTAACAACCTATTAAAGGATTCTGCTGAGAATATCTTAGCTTGGCTTTCCAACTGGATTGCCAAGAAAGTAGCCGTTACTCGTAATGTGGCAATTATTAGCGCAATGGGCAAGCCTGCTAAGAAGCCAACCATTGCTAAGTTTGACGACATTAAGGACTTAGAAAACAATACGTTGGATCCAGCTATTATGCAGACTTCATCCTTTGTTACTAACCAGTCTGGGTACAATGTTCTTTCAAAAGTTAAGGATGCTGAAGGTTGCTATATGTTGCAACGCGATGTATCTCAAAAGGATGTTTATTTGCTTGATGGAAAGCAAATCACAGTAGTTGCTGACAAGTGGTTACCTGATATTTCTGGCGCTCATCCGCTTTACTACGGTGATTTGAAACAAGGTATTACTTTATACGATCGTGAACATATGTCATTGTTTACAACTAACGTCGGTGCAGGAGCATTTGAACATAATACGACTAAGATTCGTTGTATTGATCGTTTTGATGTAGAAGTGATTGATAATGGTGCGTGGGCTGCCGGCTCATTTAAGACTGTTGCTAATCAATCAGCAACTACTCCAGGCAATAGTGGTCAAACTGCTTAATTGAAAGTGGGTGAACTGATTGGCTGATTCAGATGACAAGATGCTGAACGAAATCAAAGGATTACTGTACCTAGACGGGTCAGCGGAGGATGGCCTCTTAAAAGGGTATATTGCAGCCGCTGATCAGTTCCTTAAAGGTGCCATTGGTGACGATGAAGATTTTTATCAAAAGGAAAATGTTAAACCGTTGTTTGAAAGTTCGGTCAAAGCATTAGCAGCGACCTACTATCAATATCGGTTAGCATTATCCGATACGCAAACCTTTCCGATTAATCTGACCGTTAACAGTATTATTGGTCAATTACGTGGACGATATGCTTTGGAAGTAGGTGACAATGATGAAACTAGCGATCAGCCGGCTCAACCATCTAATTGATTTTGGAGTGACAGAACAGGTCGATACGGACACCATTGATGGCTCTACAACTAAGTTTATACCCAAGCAGCACTTGCATTGTGCCTTTTATCAGCGTTCTCAGAGTCAACAGTATTCATTATTAGGAACAAGGCTGGAAGACACGATTGTGGTTGCCGTTCGTTCACAATATAAGGTCGATAAGTCGATGCTGGCACAGATTGACGGCAATGATGATGTAACTTATCGGATCATCACTATTAGTCGTGATGATAGTCATTCATTACATCGTTATGACTTGATTACATTGAAAGATGTTACGAAAGGTGATGATTAGAATGGCTGACTTTGGCTTACAGTTGGATCAATTTGTTAATCAGACTGAAAAATTAGTAATTCCAGATCAAAAAACTCAAAAAGCGATGACTCAAGCAGGCGCTAAGGTTTTTGAAGAGCATTTACGAGAAGCAACGCCACGAACTGACCATAAAGACGTAAAGTATGGTCACCTACAAGACAATGTTATGAGTCAGAATACGGATATTAATGGTGAAGATAACGGTAATGCAACAGTTGGGTTTGGCAAAAAAGCCTATGTTGCTCGTTTTCTTAATGATGGCACAATTAAAATGCCGGCTTCACATTTTGTGGATAATGCCCGGCGTGAATCCGTAGATGCGGTATTCGCAGCCGAAAGGAAAGTTTATGATGCAATGGGTGGTGGTAAGTAATGAAGTTGCCAGTTACCCAAGCCAGAGAATTAATGGGGAATAATTTCCCATGGATTAATCGTTACTTTGAGGAAAAGATTCCTAAAGGTACTGGTCTTAAGACCAGTGAAACAATTTGTATTATCAGCGAGTGGTTAAATGAGCCAACCTATTATGCGAACCAAACTTTTAAAGGCTGGACGATTGGTGTGGAAGTGCATATCTTCTATAAGTTAAATTCTGGTCTTTCAGCACTAGATGAAGAGATGAAAATTGCGCGGCTGTTTGTTAAAGACGGCTGGACAATTGAAAATTCAAGAAATCATTCAACAGACCCTGACACTCAGCAAGTGGATAAGGTCTTTTATTTTGCCAAGAATTTAGTAATAAAGGAGCGTGAAAAATAATGGCAGGTATGTCTGTTAAAGGAATTGACTTTGTCATGGGTGGAATTACCGATGATAAAGGTATTTTAATTGCTGATCCAGATAAGGGTGGATTAGGCCCAGCCGGGATTGCTCTTTGGGATGGTGATGGTGACGGTGCTACAACCGCTAATATCACTGCTCTGGAAGAAGCTGGTCAGCAACAATATGCAAATAACAAAGTTAAACGGATTAATCATGGGATTCCAACACCTCAATTAGCTCTAACGATGTTAGATATTCCATACGAAGATGCTAGTAAGATGGTTGGTTACGGTGCAGTTAATGGTGGACGTATACTGGGTAATAAGAAGCCTCATGTTGCCATTTTACTTGCTACTCATGACTTTGACGGTAATTGGTTCTTTGAGGGTTTTGCTAACGGTGAAATGATT